AGGATTAATAGAAACTTACGATTTACAAGCAGAAAAGCAAAGACAAATAAGGGATGACGATACAAAAAACATAGCAATAAGAATTAAAGCCAACGAGGAACTTGCTCGTATATTAAGAGAACAACAAACAGAGCAAACTAAACTTGCACAAATTGGAGTTGATGCGGCAAGGGCAAAGTTAGCCGTTGACAAAGATAATGTAGATTCACAAGTAGCACTCCAACAAGCGTTAAATGAAGTAGCAGCAACAAGGGCCCAAGTAGCAGGATTTGAGAGTGAACAACAAACAAACCGTAATTCTTTACTTAAAGAGCAAAAGCAAATAATTGACGAGTTAACCTTACAAGGTAAAAGCGAACAAGATAGGGCAATTGCAGAAGCAGACCAAGAAAGGACTTTAAGGTTAAAGCAAGTTGAATTATTTGTTGAGGATCTTAGCGTAAAAAAAGAATTGATTGAGAATATAGAGCAGGAACACCTAAATAAAATTTCTAAAATAAATCAAGAAGCACAAGACAAAATTGATGCAAAAAATAAAGAGGTTGGCGAAAAGAAAGCAGAAGATATTAAAGCAGCGGATGAGGCTCTTGCTTCATCAAATAAAGACAAAGCAGACAAAGAAAAACAATTAATTGAAGCCAAAATCGGATTTGCAAGGCAAGGGTTTAATTTGGCATCCAGTTTAGCAAAGGAAGGAAGTAAGGAAGCTAAAGGCATTGCAATAGCGCAAGCCACTTTTGAAGCATATCAAGCGGTATTGTCGGCTTACAATTCAGGATTGAAAAGCCCTATTACAATTTTAAACCCATCCTTTCCATTTATACAAGCAGGAATTGCAGCAGCATTTGGAGCAGTTCAAATTAAGAAAATAGCAAGTTCCCCAACTGGTGGCGGTGGTGCTTCTCCTTCCGTTTCAGGAGGAGGCGGAGGTGGCGGTGGTGGTGGCGCTGGAGGATCTCCAAGAATCCCAGACTTTACAGCAAACAACCAAGGCGTCGGAGGTGGTAGCGGCTTTGGAACAGTTCGAGCAGTTGTGGTGAATCAAGATATTAAAGACACCGCACAGATGGATAATAGAGTAAGCGATTTAATTAGGATAGGAAAGTAATTTATAACACCGAATAAGAACAAAAGCGGTCCGCGGCTTTATTGATGTTCTGTTGTTTTTTAAAGTGGTCAAATTCGACCACTTTAGATTTTGCGTATTTAAAAACTTACCCTATCATTAATTAAAAATAATTAAACAACTCAGCTTTCTTTTATCCACTTCATTATTTCAGAAGCTAAGAAGTAAGGATTTGCACCTTGTACCCTATGAATTGGAAGCCCTTTAAACTTAACGTAATTGTGTAAGGTTCTTAAAGAACAGCCGATCATTTCGCAGACTTCTATTTTCCTTAATATTTCCCTTTCTAAAAAGTAATTGATTGGTTTGTTCACTTTGTCAAGTATTAATTAATAAGGCAAAGATAAGCAATACAACGAATACTACAATTTTATTCTTAACAACCTAATTAATTTTACGACAATGAAGCGATTTGAACTAAAGAAAAAGGATTGGTTGAGCACCTCGGTGTTTAGAATTGCATTGGTAGAAAATCCTGCAATAGAAACAGATTTTATCTTTTTAAGTAAAGAAGATAAACCTATTCAGCTTTCTATCCAAGAGGAGAAAAGAATGATTTACAGCCCCGTTCTTATTCCTGACAAAGTAATACCAAGGGTAACGGATGGTGGAGAGCCTTACGAAATCTACTTCTCAGCCGATACCATTGAAGAGATTGCAAGGGATTACATGCTTACTAAAACAACGCTTGGGGATTGGAACAGCGAACACGATGAAAGCCTAAAATTAATAGGCGTTGACGTTGTGGAAAATTGGATAGTAGAAGATCCAACAAATGACAAAGCCGCAAAGTTAGGTTTTAAAGTTCCTGCCAAGACATGGATGCAGGGAACGTACATATCCAACGACGAGGTTTGGGCAAAGATAAAAGACGGAACATACAAAGGAATATCAATAGAAGCCGATATGGCACACGAATTAATCAATTTATCAATTAACAATTCAGAAATGAGTGAAACAAACAAATTATTAGGAGAAATCTTAATTAAACTTGGTATGAAGCCAAGCAAAAAAACTAAGCTCGCGTCTGTTGATGTTGGTGAAGGAGTATTAATCTATGCAGAATCTTTTGAAGAAGGCGTTGCAGTTTTCGAGGATGAAGCTATGACCGTTCCTGCTGAAGGAACTTTTGAAGTGGATGGCAAGACAATGACCGTTGAAGGTGGTGTTTTGGTTTCTATTACAGAAATGGAAGATTTAGAGGAAAAAGAACAAAAGTTTGACAGCGAAGCAATGCAGAACAAAATTGCGGAGATTGTTGGTATTGCAAAAATGCAAGCCGAAGCATCAGTCGAAATGGCTAGAGAAAACGAAAGTTTGAAAACCGAGTTAGGAGTTATGAAAGTAGCCTTAGCAAAAATTGAAGCAGAAATAAAGTTAAATACTGAGAAACTTGCAAAGGTATCAGATGTTCAACCAAAATCAGTAACCAAATTAAATGCAATTGAAACCAATTCTGTTGCTAATTATTTAAACAACAGAGTAAATTATTAAGACATGGCAGTAGCAATTACACAAGCATCAGATTCAATCTCCCGAGTAGAGGAGATTTTCTTGAATGCAGTATTAGGAGCAGCATCATTCGATTCAGGCTTCGGAATTAAACAAGTACAAGGTACAAGAGATAAGTTTTCTATGTGGGAAATGACCACAGGAGGAATTGTTCAAGATTACGCAACAGCACCTTCAGAGCAAGGCAATGCAGCAATTAGCGACACTGAGTTTACAATCGACAAGAAATGCATTAACTTGCCTATTCCTTACGATTTGTTTAAAAACACAGAATGGAAAGAAGCAGTAGCAAACATTCACGCAATGGGTATTCCAGAGGAGTTGAAAGTTGCAATGATTACTAACATAGCTGCACAAGCATTAAAGACTGTTGAGTCTGAGTTATGGAGTTCTAATGCAGGAGCAACAGGAGACACTACTGCAACAATTAACGGTTTTGTTAAATTAGCAAACGACAAGTTAACAGCGGCAAGTTTAACTGCTCAGATTATCGCGGCAGCAGCATCTTTAACAGACCCTACAACTATCCAAGCGAAGTTTAACACAATGGTTGACCAAGTGCCGATTGCTTTATTGAATGAGCAAGCTGAGGTATTCTTTCACGTTTCTCCTGCAACTGCATGGGCTTACAGAAGAAGCTTACAAACGCAAAACATGGCGGTTCTTTCTTCTGAGCCAACAAACTTCGGAGGTTTTGGAATCAAAGTTGTACCAAACTTAAACCCTTATTGGATTCTTTTAGGTAAGACTTCAAACTTGGGCATAGGTTTACCATCAGCACCAAGCGATATTATCTCTCTTGATGTAATTGATCAAAGAGATAACTTGAAAAACCAAGCAAACATCTTTGGTAACTTTGGTTATGGATCAGGACTTGTAACCACTGATTGGGTTACAATGGAAAACACTCTATAATAATACGGGGAGAGGGTAACTTCTCCCCTTAATTTTAAAAAATTAATTAAATGTGTATATTAAAATTATCAGCTTATAAGCGAGGTTGTGCAACTCCTTCGGGAATTGATAGCATTTACCTTATTGATAGAGACTTGCGACAAACGACAGAGGTTGTTATTGCGGTAACGGATGGCGCAGCTACTATCTCAGGAACAGGCGGTGCGGCTTATCATATTGAGCCAGTATTCAATACTGCAACAGTAACAAATCCAATTACATCAGAAGCCACTTCAAACGCTTTCAAATTTGACAGAACGTTAGAATTTAAACTTGATGGTTATTCTGCTGATTTGGCAAGTTTGGTTGACAACTTAGTAAAAGGAAGAACGGAAGTTTTAGTAAAATGGGTAAACGGCATTTACACTTACATGGGTAACGAAAGAGGGTTATCTGTAACGGGTGGCGATGCAGGAGCATCAGGAACAAACTTGAACGACCCTAAAGGCGTGACATTAACATTAACTGAGGAAGCGACAGCAGCAATGCCAACAGTTACTTTTTCAGAATTTGCAGCAGCATTTACAATTACAGAACCTTCTTAATTATGTATCTATTCGGAAACTACAACGGCTCAAAGTATAATTTTATTGTTGACGCCACAACTAAAAAGTCTGAGGTTTTAACCTTCTTAAAAGACAATCCCGAATTGGAAAACAGAATTACTGACGAAGTAAAAGTAAAAGCGCAGTACTTATTAATGGGTATTGATTACGTTAAAGAAGTAATTGAGGCCCCAATTAAAGCTAAAAAGAATGGCTCTAAAAAAAGGTAAATACCAATATAAAAGGGTGGCGTTTGAGATTACAGACGCCACCACTTTAAAAGATTTAAAGCCTATCTTTGATAGGTATCCAGAACTTAAAAAAGTGGTAAGTGATAACGATAAACAAGAATCAAGCAGTAAGCGTAAAAGTAAGACTAAACCAGACTAACGCAGTAGGGGCAACCATTACGTTAACCTTAGACAGTCCTTCCAGAGCGCAGCTTGTATTTCCATCCGTTATAACTAATATAAGCAACGGTTTATATTCTTTCCCTTTAGATGTTACCGATACTTCTCAATTAATAGACGATACCTACTTATATACTATTTCGCAGGATTTAGTAACTTTAAAGCAGGGAGTTATAAGATTTGTTTTAGACGAAACTATTAACGATTCATTTGATTACATTTTAGACTTTGCCTTAGCATGAAAGTACAACTATCAAGATACAAGACCAACGCAATACAAGGTCAAAGAAAGAGCAACACGTTCTTCCCTAATGCTTACGATAACCTTTTTAGTAACTACTTAAATAGTCTATACAATAACAGCCCGACGCATCAATGTATAATTGACGACATAGCGCAGCAAATTGTTGGGATGGGTTTAACTTGTCCTAATAAAGCGGACGAGGTTAAGTTGGTTGAGTTCTTTAAAAATAAAAGCGTACTTGGTATGGCTTCGGCTTTGTTGATTCAGGAGAGTTTATCTTTAGAGATTAGAAGAAATCCACTAAAAGAAATTAAGGCGGTTGAGAATATTAACGTTTCTCATTTCAGAGTAACGTTACTTGACGACGAAGATTGTCCTATACAGTTTTCTTATAAAGCTGATTGGAACACTAAAAGTTCAATTTACAGCTATAAGAATAATTATATTAATAGCTACAATAGTGAGGACGAAAAAAGCATTTTGTACTATTATGATAGTGGAACGTTTAACACGCCTTACGGACGTCCTAAGTACCTTTCAGCAGCCGATGCAATAGAGTTAGAGATTGCAATTTACATGATGCACTCACATGGGGCGCAAAATGGTATGTTCCCTTCTATGATTATCAGTAAGGAAACAAGCGGAAACGAAGAACAAGATAAAGCCGATTCAATAGAAACGCAATCCCAAACGATGGGAGCGTCAAATGCAGGTAAAGTAATAAGTACATATTACAGACAAGGTGGGAACGCACCAACCTTCTCAACGCCTAATTTAACGGGCCTTGATAAGATTTACGAAAACCAATATGAAACTGCCGAAATAGGAATATTAAAGGCCCACAGAATACCATCAGCTAATTTAATTAGCGGTTTAAACTCTAAAGGTGCAGGCTTTACAAGCGAGACAGAGGAACTTGCTTATGCTACTGAACGAATGAGGGTAAAGATAATCGAGCCAAGAAGAGCGCAATTATTAGACATTCTAAAACCAATCTTTGCAGAATTAGAGATTGAAGATGTTTCTTTTAGAGATGTAGAAGAAGAGGTTTCTAACGTAATCCCTTTACCTATTGATGGAGTTGTTCCAGAGGTTAAAGTAGAAAGCCAAGCAGACAAGTCACAAGCCGAACTTGATGAGATTTCTAAGAACAAAGAAGCAAGCTACAATGGTTCGCAAATTACTTCTGCTTTATTAATAATGGAGAATGTAAAAGATGGGATATTAAGTATCGACCAAGCCAAGGCCTTCTTAGTTCAGATGCTTCAATTTAGCCCAACTTTGGCAAACTCATTATTTAATGACCAAGCAAATGACCAAGCAAATGACCAAGCAAACGACCCAACTCACATAATGCCTGACGGCAGCGTTATGGATGGGGAAACACATCCAGAAAAAGAAGAGGATTTAAACAACGTAAACGAATCGGTTAAGAACCTTACGGGTCGTCAGATGCAAGGTATCGAAAGGATTGTAAGAAAGTACGACCAAGGCAAGCTAACATCCTCACAAGCTAAACTAATGCTGCAAAGTGGATTTGGATTTACTGAAAGCGAAGCCCAAGTTTGGTTGGAAAATGATGAGTTACTAAGTAAGATTACACTAAACAAAGATTTTGACGACCAAAAGATGTTGGACGCTTTAGAGGTTGGCGAAGTAATAAACGCCGAGGAATGGGAACTTGTAGATGTAAGGGAAGAGAACCAAGAAAGTACAGAAGAGTGGGCAAAAAGTTTAATTAAACCAGTTCAAACGTCACTACAAAAGTTAGCCGACTTCGTTACATCAAGACCAAACAAAGAAAGCGACTTAGATAAAGATTACTACAAGATACGGTACAGCTATCAACAAAAATATTCATCGGCAAATAGTAGAAGGTTCTGCATTCAAATGATGGGAAGAACTGGGAGAGGTGTTGTTTACAGAAAAGAAGACATTGACAAGGCATCAGAGGATGGTGTTAACAATCAATTCGGGCATAACGGGCAGAATTATAGTTTGTTTAGATTTAAAGGCGGTGTTCAATGTGGGCATTATTGGCAAGAAGAACTTTACCGTATGAAGTCTAAAACCGAACTTTACATAAGTAGAGGTAAAGAGGTTGATAACATACCAAGTAAAAAGAAACCAAAAGGGACAGAATACAGACAAGCAAAGAAAGCACCTAAAGATATGCCGAGAAACGGCGCTTACCCAAAGTAGAATAAAATGGCTATAACAATACCCTTAATAATTGGACTTGATGATCTAAAGTTTTACCTTGGAATAGGGGAGAACTTTAGCGCAAAGTTACTTGAACCTTTAGTAATTCAATCGACAGACTTGGCGGCTCAGAATGTACTTGGTACTGCTTTAATGATTAAACTAAGGGATGACTACAATAGCGATTCTTTGGCAGGTGTTTATCAAGAGGTTTACAACTCCGATAAGGCAAGCGTAATGAAGATGGTAATTTGGCAAACCTATGTAATGGCTTTACCAAGAATGCTATACAAGATAGGAGCAGAAACCATAAGCATAGGAGATACGGACGAAGTAAGTTCTATCAGTTCAGATGACTTGGCAAGTATGCAAAGAGCAGCGGAAGCGAGTAAGGTGTTTTATGAGAATCAAGTTAAAGACTACCTAACAAAGAACCACGCAAGTTTTGCCGAGTTGGTAAACAACACGCCTGAGTACATAAGACCGAACACCGCAGAGAGTTATTCTTCCCAAGGTACAACATATTCTATTAACAAAAATTACGAAATATAATGGCAGCTTCATTAATTACATACACCGACAAAGAGCAGGGCAAAGTTAGCACTTCCCCTATTGAAAAGAAGTACACTTTTGAGAATGCTAATGAAGTTAAAGATGTTGTTAATAACCACGCTTCGGAAATTGATACCAATGCAGTTGACATAGCGGCAAATGGTACAGGATTAAGTACAGCAGAAGCGGATATTGCAACAAATACAGCCGATATTGCAACAAATACAGCCGATATTGCAACAAATACAGCCGATATTGCAACCAATGTTTCTGCAATTTCTAACAATACAACAAACATTTCTGCAAATGATGCGGATATTATTATTATT